CTTCGGACATGGCGATCGCCACGGCCTGTTTACGCGATTTCACCACGGGGCCGGACTTGCTGCCCGTATGCAGCTCGCCCATTTTGTATTCGTGCATGACTTTTCCGATTTTCTTCTGCCCTTTGGTCATTTTCATGGTCTAGTCCTTTGTAATTGGCCCACCGGATTTCCACGCGTCACAGGTGCGGGCCGAGGCACAAGTGAACTGAAACAAATCGCAGTAACCGAGATCAGCCGCCGCGACAAACTGCTCGTCGTAAGACAATTCGCCCTTTTTCTCGTCTTTTTCAAGACCGCCGATAATGCAGGCCATCATTTTTGGGGTTTGGATAAACGCCGCGCAGTTTCCGCAGCGCATACCTTTAATGGCGCTCGTCGGCGCGTTATACATCTTGGCTTTCTTCAGCCAAAACGCGTCGTTTGCTTCGTTAGGGTTGGGCGGCCCGTAGCCATACTCTTTAAACGCATGATTACGGTTTTTGAGGTTAACCGACACATCTTGCGTCGCCAACGGGCAGGTCGTGCCGGATAACAAGCCTTCTTTCATGCCTAAATCCCCTTACGCGGGCGCCCACGGCGTTTGATGTGCTCGGGCGGTGTCATAACCATGCCGGATGGCATCGGCACCGCGTCAAACGCCTCTTTTTGCGCTTCGTCGTCAATGCGGACATAGCCTTGATGCCCGCGCATTGAATCAATATCATGCTGCAAGGTGAACGTCACCGTATTACCACTTTGCAAGCATCGAAAGGTAGCCATATCAGTCCTTTTACGTAGAAAGGGGGCCAAAGGCCCCCCATCCTTAAACGATGCAGCGAGCGACTACAAGACGAATCTTGCAAGACGCCAGATCGACCGTCGAACCCGATTCGTTTTGGATACGAATCGACACCGACCCAGCCGAGTCCACATAAGCCGTGACGCTCATGCCGACTTCACTCACAGCAAAAGAACAACCGATTACCATGTCGCCCAGGGCAACGCCCGGAACGGCCACAGTGTCCGTTTCACCCGCACCGTCAGCCAATGAGCCGGCGTCCAGCGTGGCGACAACAAGCCAAGTATCGCTAAAAAGCCCGCGAAACTGGTCATTCCCACGGCGGGAAGTTATTGCGGTAGCAGCAGCCATATTTGAATCTCCTAAACAGGTTAAAGATGCCCCCCGTCATTGCTGACGGAGGGCAGGTCTGCATTAGGCAGGCACGGCCAACGCATACGCGGAGCTGGACAGCGCAGCGCCGGCGGTCGCCGCCGCGCGCAGGGCCGCAACACCATACAGGGTATCGGCGGTGTAGAGCGTTGCCAGATATTCCTGCTTGTATTGGGTCTGCGAACGCACGCCGACCTGCTCGACCAAGATCATCGAGTCACGATGGCCCATCAAGCAGATACGATCGGCACCGCTGTTGCCCGCGCCGTAGTCTGCGTTTGAGGTCGTGAACACGGGAATCCCGTAGAGCTGGCCGATTTCGCCGTTGCGGATCGCGTTGCCATTGCCAACGAACGCCTGCTCGGTATAACGAGCAAGGCCCATCAACGTGTTACGGCTCGACGGCGGGATGATGAAGAAACGGCCATCCATCGGCGCGTCGGTGTCATCCAGACGTTGAATCGTGCGACGGATCGCAGCGTCGGTCAGCGCAGCAGCGTTTGACGTGGTGCTGTTATATGCGGTCGTGCCGTCGGAGCCGATATACGCTTTGGTGGACGTGTTGCTGGTGGCGTAGTCGTTGGTGCCGACGGTCGCACCGTTGAACGCGCGCCCGAGCTGAACGAGGTCGGTATCGACCTGTTTCGCCAGAGCGTAGCCCGCGTCTTCGGTGTAGAACGAACGCAGCGAGGTCAGCGCCTGCACTTCGACGATATCTTCGATCAAGCGGCTATATTCATAGTGCTTGTTGATCGAGATCGCCACTTCGGTTTCGGTCGCCGCGATCAGCGTGACGGCGGTGGACGCCGCTTTAGCCGAGGCCGAGCCACGGGTCGGGGCCGGAACGTGGACGGTGTCGCCCTTTTTGCCCTTGAAGTTCATGCGTTTGACAACATTCGCCAGCACAAGATTTTTCTTGTAAGCGGCGACAATCTCGTCGCTCCAGATTTCCGGAATGAACGTAGCTGCGGTGGTAACGGTTACGGCGGGTGTCGGAAAAGCCATGTGAATCTCCTAAATTAAGTTATTTGACCCGACCTTCAGCGTAAGCCTGCATGATCTCATCACTCAGTGCCTCGTAACGGTTCGGATCGGTCATTTTCAGCCGAATAAGGTCTGCCCGGCGATAGACACGTCTTGAGGACTCACCCGACCCACCTACATCGACCGCCGCCGCCTTCAAGTTTTGCTTACGGGTTTTTTCCCCTGCATTTTCCGTTTGCTTTGCCTTGACGCCGCGCAGTTCTTTATATGTGGACAACAATTCATTGGCGCTGTCGTAGTCAAATTCGCCGTCTGCTTTTGCCCAGAGGCCCAATCTGACCGGACTGGCTTTAACCCAATTTGCAAACTCGGGGTCTTGAGCCACTTCCACAAAATCGGGATGCTCTTTGCTCAGCTTCTGTTGAACTTGCATCTTTTTAAACTCACCGGCGGCTTGCCGCGCGGCCAGAATATCCGGATGCCTATCGACAGTGTTTTGAATCGCCTTTTTGGGGTCTTCAAAAAAGTCTACTTCGGGTTCTTGCTCTTTAGTTGCTGCCGGTGCGGTGCCGAGATTCTGCTTTATGAGTTCATCAGCCAGTTTGCGGACTTCACCGACTTCTTGTGCCTGCTTACCAATCAGCCGTTCAGCCTCCTGGTGCATCTTCACAATATCGTCCAGCGATTTACCCCGGTATTTTTCGGGAATGTCGGACGATGCTTCTTCGACGGTGGATTCCAGCTTGATTTCTTCCGGTTTGATATCCTCTTGCGACTCGACTTCGTTTTCGATCAGCATACCAGTTTTCCTTTTCCTGCCACTTAGGGTTGTAGGAGATTAACTCGCCAAAATCGGTTACGAGTTAGCTTTTTGCTCGGCCTTCAGCTTGTCCAGATGGCGTTGCTCAAACCGACCGTGTGCGGACGGAAAAGAGCCAGACCAACCTTCCAAGTTGATGGCCGGAGCAGAAATGGCGCGTTTAGCCGGCGCGCCACAATCACACTGAACGATATTATGTTCAAACTCGACGTATCGTTCAGTCCGGTGTCCGCTTTCGCAGACAAATTCATACATGCGTTTCAAGTTGCAAATCCTCGTAGGTTCGTGAGCTGGATTCTCGCAAGTTTTTCAGCCATTGCAGAATTGAAAGCTCGCCTTTTTTAAATTGTAATTGCTTTTCACTTTCAATATTCGAAATATTATTAAGCGCGACGATCATGGCGTCGATATCGACCATTAAATCTGCCCACCCTTCCATCGCCATCATGGAAAAGCGGTCTTCGTAGTATTTTTGCAGCTCTGGCGCCATATTAAACCGCAGTTTCTTCTTCTTTGGGCGGCTCGACTTGCGGTTGCGCCTGGCTTTGAATTTTTACAATCAGCGGAAAGCAACCCGAGCGCGAAGGTAATTCCCCGAGAGTATTCAGGATGAATTGCACTTCGTTCTGCTCTAATTCCAGCTTAATCATTACTTATCCCCTATGGGCTGAGTTGTGAGTAGACGCAAAATAACGATGCCCACCGAGATCGCAATCCCGACAAACATCTGTGCCACCGGCGTCATCGGCAGCAAATTCAAGTAGCACTGCACCACAGACAATACTGCGATGATGATCGCATACCAGACGGTTTTAGACTTGAGCAGTTGCATCTTCTACTTTCGGCAGCGATGCTTGATAGGCTTCGATCACTTCCGGCGTCCACGCCGCGTTGCAGATCGCCACAACCTTTTCCGGCACCCCCGTCAGGTCTTGATCGGGCGTCAAGCTGCTGCGGTGATAGGTCTTGGTCAGTTCGGTGCCATCTTCCACGATGCGGGTTACTTCACGGTAAAGGATAGTGCCGTTTTCCGTTACTGTAATTTGGTCAATTGCCACTTCTTTGGTGATTGCCATTTGTTTCTCCTGTGGTCTGACTACACTAATCCGGTGTAGTTAATTAAACAAAATAAAATCCGTTTACTTCAACAAGTGCGCTGTTTTGCCAGATAGTGTTAATGGCGGGGCTTGCTGATGCGGCAGTTCTTGAGTAAAGATTTATTGACGTGCCAACTACTGTGCAATATATAGAAACGATGTTCGTGGCGGCAGTTGAAGCTGCGGCTCCACCAACCCAGTTTGATGTTGTTGCAGTAGCAAACGGCAATCCACTAATGTATGCCGTCGTTCCAGTTCCCAACGCATTTATTTGCACATAAGCAGTATAAAAAACAACACTGCCAACCTTTCGATACGTGCCTTGTTGCGCGGTATAAGTAGCAGTTCCACCAATACTCGGCGTCCACGTTCCCTCCTCGTAATCATCCAGCGTATTCGCGTCTGACGCAGCAACCTGTGTCGCTGGAAATGTAATCCCACTCTTTAATTGCAGCACACCGCCGTTTGCGTTTGCGCTTGTCACCCCAACCAGCAAGTTGCCGGAGGAGTCGAGGCGCATCACTTCTGTTTTATTTGCGCCGTTTGGTCTGGTGTAAAAAGCTAAATATCCAGCGTAATTGCCGCTTGTTGCATTGTGTTTTAATCCAGCTATTCCAGCCCAGCTAGTTTTTGAGCTACCTGAAAAGTTGCCTCCAAATGCAATCCCGCCGCCAATATCTGCTGCTAGAGCTTGTGTATCCCATACTTGTAAAGGTGGATTAACACCATACAAAGAACCGCCGACGCCCTGAATATCACAACGAACAGCGGGTGAACTCGTCCCAATCCCCAGACCTGTGCTGGTCAACACTAAGTCAGACGATGAGCCGTTGATGCTCCAAGTAAATGCAGACCCATATTGGGTGAACGGAAGATACGCAGAAGTCCCTCGGTTGTAGGCCAAAATCACAGGAGATGTGCCACCGACCACTTCAATACCTGCGCCGCTTGCTGGTGGAGTTCCAGCAGTTGTAAACTGCGCCCTCGGTGATGTGAAATTCGTCCCATCAAACGTCAGCGCAGACCCCGTGGTCAGGACTTTGCTACCGTCAAGATAGGCTACGCCGTTAGCGGTGCCGCCCGAAAGGGTTACTGCCCCCGTCGCACTCAGCGTTCCCGTGACAGCAAGGCCGGTAGAAG